GCAGGATTTTATAGAGACTTAGATTTATTACCAAGTGATGATTCTGTTACAGATACATCTGATGTAAAATCAAAAGAGAGAGAAATTGAAGGAGTTACTAAATCGGGTTATGAAGATATCTTTACATTAGTAGAATGTCATGTAAACTTGGATCTCGAGGGCTTTGAAGATCGTGATCCCAACGGGGAAATGACTGGAATTAAACTTCCTTACATTGTGACGATAGAAGAAAGCTCTCGTGAAATTTTATCTATTCGTAGAAATTATGAAATAGGTGATGTTAAGAAAAATAAAATTCAATACTTCGTTCATTTTAAATTTTTACCGGGTTTAGGATTTTATGGATTTGGTTTAATTCATATGATCGGTGGGCTATCAAGAACAGCCACATCTGCTTTAAGACAATTAATTGATGCAGGAACTTTATCTAATTTACCAGCAGGATTTAAAATGCGTGGTATTAGAATTAGAGATGATGCTCAATCTATTCAGCCAGGTGAGTGGAGAGATGTAGATGCTCCAGGGGGAAACCTTAGAGATGCATTTATGACTCTACCTTACAAAGAACCTTCTCAAACTTTATTACAATTAATGGGAGTCGTGGTTCAAGCAGGTCAAAGATTTGCTTCTATTGCTGATATACAAGTAGGTGATGGTAATCAACAAGCAGCAGTAGGTACAACCGTAGCTTTACTTGAAAGAGGAAGCAGAACAATGTCTGCTATACATAAAAGATTGTATGCCTCATTAAAATTAGAATTCAAATTATTATCAAGAGTATTTAAATTATATTTACCAGAAGAATATCCTTATGATGTTGTGGGTGGACAAAAAAATATTAAGCAAGCAGACTTTGATGATAGAATAGATATTGTTCCAGTCGCTGATCCAAATATATTTTCACAAACTCAAAGAATTAGTTTAGCACAAACTGAATTACAACTTGCTCAATCTAATCCTCAAATTCACAATCTGTATGAAATTTACAGAAAAATGTATGAAGCATTGGGAGTAAAAGATATTGATAAAATTTTAATTCAACCTGCAAGACCAATGCCTAAAGATCCAGCATTAGAACATATTGATGCTCTAGGTGGACAACCTTTTCAAGCATTTAGAGGACAAGATCATAGAGCACATGTCACTGCGCATTTAAAATTTATGTCAACTAACATTGCAAAAAATAATCCGATGATCATGGGATCATTAGAGAAAAATATTTTTGAACATATTTCTTTAATGGCTTTAGAACAAGTTGAGTTAGAATTTGCACAAGAGTTACAACAAATACAAATGTTATCTCAAAATCCTCAAGCTTTACAAGATCCACAAGTGCAAGCACAGGTTCAAGAGTTTCAAATGAAATTGGAATCAAGAAAAGCAATTTTAATTGCTGAGATGATGGATGAATTTATGAATGAAGAAAGAAAAATAACTTCTCAATTTGATAATGATCCTATTGCTGCATTGAAATCAAGAGAACTTGATCTACAAGCCCAAGAAAATGCTAGAAAAAAACAAGAGGGGCAAGAGAGAATTAACTTAGATAAGATGAGAGCAATGATGAATCAGATGAATACACAAGAAAAACTTGAACAAAATGAAGATTTAGCTGAATTAAGAGCTGCAACTTCTATTGCAAAACAGCAGTTTTCTAATATGAATAAGAAAATACAATAATTATTGTTAAATAATAAAAAAGGAGTATAAATATGATTATGAAAATGACAAAACCACAAAAAAAGATTGGTAAAGTAATGAGAGAGTTTAAAAAAGGTGAACTTAATATTGGTCAATCTTCAAAAAAAGTAAAAAGTCCTAAACAAGCAATCGCTATTGCATTGTCTGAAGCTGGAAAAAGCAGAAAACAAATGGCAGTGGGTGGATTAGCTAATTCAACAAGAACTTTTACAGCAGATTCAAAATCAAAAGAAGTAAACTTTGATAAATTTACAGACAAGCAAGGAAATTTACTTGGTGGAATTGATATTGAAATGTCTAACCCTCAAGAAACTCAAGTTCAAGAAGTTCAAGGTCAAGGAAGTATTCTTTCAGAGAAAAAAAGATCAGCAAAGTGGTATTAAGCTATGATTCAAATGTTAGGAGCTGTAGCACCTCTCGCAAAAATCTTATTTAGCACAATTGAAAAATCAGTTCCTGATAAAGATTTACAAGCAAAGTTAAAAGCAGATCTACAAACTCAATTACTACAATCTAATACACAAGAATTACAAGCTGCAGCAAAAATTATTGAAGCTGAAGCTAAAGCTGGATGGTTTGCATCTAGCTGGAGACCTTTATTAATGTACGTATTAATATTCATTTTAGTTTGGAATTATATATTAGGACCAGTACTATTATTTTTTTTTAAAGCTTCTATAACTATAACTCTTCCAGGTGATGTTTGGACATTATTACAAATAGGTCTTGGAGGTTATGTTGTGGGCAGAAGTGCAGAATCGGTGGCACGCACTATGGCGAATAAACCGGTAAATAATAACCAAGAAAACGGATAAGGAGTTAACATGAGAAACGATTACGGGATAAGACCAAGAGCAAAATTAAAAAAAGGTAGTTTTCCAGATTTAAATAAAGATGGAAAAATTACTAAAGCAGATATTTTAAAAGGAAGAAAAGTTCCTGGTTTTAAAAAAGGTGGCATGTCAAAAAAAGCTGACATGATGACCAAAGATATGTCTGAAAAGAAAAAAGGCAAAATAATGAAGAGTAAAAGATAATGGCTTCTAAACGAGATAAATATATAGCTCTTTCTAAAAGAGGTGGTGGAAGAAAAGATTTTGTTAAACTATCTTTTGATGAGGGTTTTACAAAAAAAGAAACACCTGCCCCTGTAAAAAAAGGTAATCTTGCTACTAAAGCTTTTGCTAAAGCTTCTTCTTTAGATATTGATGGAGAAAAGAAAACAGAAATATTTAAAAATTTAAATAAATTAAATAAAGCAGGTAAACTAGGTTCTAAATTTATACCTGGAGTTGGAATTGCTTCATCTATTTTTGGTGCAGATGAACTAGGTGCATCAGAACGTCCTCTATCTGATGAGCAGATGTCTGAAATAAATCAAATGGAAGAATATGGAGAAAAAGAAGAATATAAAAAAGGTGGAAGAGTTAAAAAAGCTAAAGGTGGACTTATAAAAGGTTTTCCTAAAGTTGCAATAAGAGGTTATTAATGGCTAAACTTTGTCCAAGAGGAAAAGCAGCAGCAAAAGCAAAATTTGCAGTCTATCCAAGCGCATATGCAAACATGTATGCATCTGCAGTTTGTTCTGGAAAAATAGTTCCAGGCGGACGTAAGAAAAAAATGGGTGGTGGTAGTATTTCTCAAGAGAGAAAAATGGTATCTAATTATAAACAAGGTGGCGTTGCAAAAGGCTGTGGCGCTGTAATGGAAAAAAGAAGAAAAGTAACTAAAAAATATTAATATGGGCTTACGTAAATGGGTTCAAGAAAAATGGGTAGACATTGGAACTAAACGTAAAGATGGTTCTTTTGCTCCATGTGGTAGATCAAAAGGAGAGAAAAGAAAAGGATATCCAAAATGTGTTCCATTAGCTAAAGCTAGAGCTATGTCAGAAGGTCAAAGACGTTCAGCAGTTCAAAGAAAAAGAGCAGCAAGTAATGTTGGACCTAAACCTACTAACGTTAAAACTTTTGCAAATAGAAAAGATATGCGAGCAGGTGGATTAGTATAATGGGTGATATTGCATTAAGAGGACACGGTAGAGCAATGCTTGCAAATGGATCAACTCCAGCATGGCAAAGAAAAGAAGGTAAATCTCAATCGGGTGGATTAAATAAAAAAGGTATTGCATCTTATAGAGCTGCTAATCCTGGTTCTAAATTATCAATGGCAGTTACAACGAAGCCTTCAAAATTAAAACCAGGTTCTAAATCTGCTAAAAGAAGAAAGTCATTTTGTGCCAGAATGAAAGGTATGAAAAAAAGATTAACATCAGCCAAAACAGCAAGAGATCCTAATTCAAGAATTAACAAATCTCTTCGTAAATGGAACTGTTAATATAACCAACAAGGAGAAAGAATATGGACTCAGTAACATTTTTAAGCAAATTACAGAAGTTTATCAGAGAACAATACCAAGGAATTGGTGATTCTATGATATCGGGTAATGTTGACAGTATGGAAAAATACAAGTATATGCAAGGACAGGCAAATGCCTACCAAACAGTAATTCAGGAAATCTCTAACCTGCTAAACGAAGGAGCAAAAAAAGATGATAAAGGAAACGTTATCGACCTCGGAAAAGGAAGTTCCAAAGATAAACCTAGGTCTTGAAGAAAAGTATAAGGAACAAAAAGTTGAAGATAAAACTATAAGAGCAGAAAATATTTCTGAATCTTTAGTTGATAGTTTACCAACACCCTGTGGTTGGAGACTTTTAGTATTACCATTTACACCCAAAGATAAAACTTCAGGTGGAATAATCATATCACAAGAATCTTTAGACAAAGCACGAATCGCAACTAATTGCGGTTATGTTTTAAAGATTGGACCATTGGCATATATGGATAAAGAAAAATATCCAACAGGCCCGTGGTGCAAGGAAAAAGATTGGGTGATCTTTGCTCGCTATGCGGGTTCAAGACTACCAATCGAAGGCGGTGAAGTTCGTCTATTAAATGACGACGAAGTTTTAGGGACAATTAAAAATCCCGAAGATGTACTTCACTATATATAAACCATAGGAGAAAACTATGCCAGAAGACAAAAACGCAAAGACTGTTGACATAGATACATCTGGACCTGGAGCAGAAGTTGAATTCGAAACGAAACAACCTGAAGCAACAGAAATAGAGGTATCTAATGATAAAGACAATGTTAAGTCCGTTGACACATCTGCGCAATCTAATGAGCAGTCAGATGTTCAGACTAGCAAACAAGAAACAGAAAACAAGGACCAAGAAACAGGGTCCGAAGATACAGATAACAAGAAAGAATTAGAAGAATACAGTGAAGGTGTTAAGAAGAGAATAGCAAAATTAACTAAGAAGATGCGTGAAGCCGAAAGACAGCGTGAAGCTGCGATCGACTATGCACGTAAAATTCAAGTTGAAAAGGACTCTCTTGCTGGACGCCTTACCAAATTAGATACAGGTTATGTATCTGAAATGGAAAGAAGAATTAAATCATCTATGGAATCAGCTGCAGCTAGATTAGCTCAAGCTAGAGCCGATGGAGATTTAAAATCTGAAATAGCAGCACAAACTGAAATATCTAAATTAGGATATGAAGAAGCAAGACTTCTTGATCTAAAATCTAGACAATCAGAAGAAAAGGAAGTTGAAACAAAAATTCAACTAAATCAACAACAAGCTGTTCAACAAGAACAACCTATAACTCCAGATCCTAAAGCTCAAAGTTGGGCCGGTAAAAATACGTGGTTTGGACAAGATGAGGCAATGACGTACACAGCCTTTGGATTACACAAGAAACTTGTGGATGAAGAAGGATATGATGCTCAAAGTGA